CGGTAATACCGTCTTGCCACATCCGGTAACGGATGGAAGCAAGTTGGAGCCTGTTGACCTGACGGCCAAACTCTTGCACTAGCTTCACAGCTAGGGCAAGGGCGAAGGCCCGCTCGAGATCTTTTTCAAGAACTCGAGCGAGCTCATGTCTTCCCTGGTCTCCGGCTATGGCCTCTACCTTGTTTCGCAGGGCGAGCAAGAAGGGCATAAACCCGGACCCTTGGATACCTAGCAGGTCTAATATAGGCCTGCTGAAAGCTCCAAAGGCACTGATCAGGGCGGACTGAGTAATTTTACCCAGTCTCCCACAACTCCAAGCTCGAACAGAAGAACGATAATCCTTCTGTGAGAGCAAGAGTCGTAGAAAACGTGCTATTGTCAGACCATTGTCCAACCATCCCCGGCGAACAGCCCGAAGGGCTTGTTCAAGTCTTTGAGAATAGGTTTTGATACCTAGCTCCTCTTTCAACGAGAGCGGAGATAAATTAACTCCGTCCTTGAAAATCTGAGAAGCGAAAATGAAAAGACTGCCGGATAGGGTTTTGGACTCGGACGTCGGAACACATAGCCCGCCTGCGACCTCACGGTACTTCTGTGCCACGAGCTCATTGGCGGTCACGTTATCGTCTCCTAAGATCCGATAATCCACAAAGAAGACAGGGTCTAAACCCGTCTTCCAAGCAGCGAATAGCTCAAGTGCATGATGCACGAGTGCCATCGAAGGCCATGAGGAAAGGGTCCCCATGGGCTGGCCCCTCCCGTAGCGGACACGAGTGCCGCGTAGAGAAGGAGTGACTAATTTTGAGTCGGGCACTAGAAACGTTCTGTCAGTCAGTAGAGTTATCCATAACTCCACTGTATCTTCACTTAGCACACCTCTGAAGAGGGATCTGTACAATGCGATGGGTATCAGATCAGTAGCACTTTTAAGATCGATTGAATCGACCTTATTACCCGTTATTTTCACACGGGATGCGAAGCTCCGTAAGGAGTCTTCCTGATTGAAAGTACCATCGGTTGGAAGATGAGAAAGAATTTTCATCATCCAATCATGTACTGGTGACATAAGTCGCTGCGTCCAATAGTCAACGATTGCAATGGTTCTTACCTTGCCTGCCGGCTCCGGAAGGAGCTCGAGTTTAGACAACTCGACCTGTATTGGAGCATTAGCTCCATAAAGGCTGGGAGCTTGCATCCATTTATTAATGGTGCAAGAATCGAGATTTTGTACGCAACGCTGGAAGATTTCCGGCGTGCGCTTATCACCAACATGCTTCGCCCATTCAAGGGGCCAGTTCACTTCTTCAAGTGTCCAAGCCCAGGCGTCAAGATGAGCTCCGAAAAGAGCAAATCTTGCGTTTGGTCCTGCTCGAGTGGGGATGTAGGGGTTGGATTTCTCGTCAATTGCAAAATTTGGGCTTAAAAGCTTTTTCTGCTGTGACTTTGGCACATAAGACGGTACTACCTTGGCCCAGAAGATTTCTTTACAGAAAACTTCAAAGTCGGATAACATATCCGAATCTAGTTGCGGGTGTAAACCCGTAACAGACCCAAGGTCCCCTTCCTTATGAGTACCCTCAAGTGCTTTATAAGCATTGAAGATACTAGTCATCAGTCTAATAGCAAAAGCATCACCCGTAACTATCCTTCTTCTTATTAAGAGAGGGATGGTTTTCGGTAGTCCATTTCGCGCAAGGCTAACAGGGGTATCTAGTAACCAAGGATTGTCGTTCTTTTGACCAGCGAGGTAGCGATTTAATAAAAAGAGGCTAGCCTTCATTCGAAGGATCAACGCCTGGCTACCTTGATGCTGGAAAATTGAACACATGGCATCAGCCATATCCCTCAGTGCACGGATAAAAGCCCGTGTAGGGCGCAGTGGTCCCCCTAGCCTAAAATGGAGATCTAATCCCCAGTAAGGCATCAGGGTTCTCAACATTTCAGTTGAGATTGAGACCGCTGTACTGTCCTTCCTTCCTTTACGTTTGGCGCCGGTTAATGAAGTCAAAGAACTTAGGTGCCATGAAAGAAATTTCCTCCATGTTCCTTCATTCAGATCTTTCTGAGAAGGGAGTGGGGGGGTTTCTGGGATCTTGGGACTTTGATTTGTATTATTTGGTTTGTCGCCGGGACGAGCAAGCACCACCATGGGGGTCTCTGTATTAAGAGAAACCCTCACTTGTATATGGTATGTCTTCTCCGGAAGATATGAGATGGCGTGGTTATCTATAGGATCGACGATGGCGTAATGTCCAGCGTCTACCTTAACCCAATCCACTAAGGGATAAAGCGCATGGTTAGGATTTTGCAAGCACAACGAAGTACTTGAAAATGTTCGAAAGAGCATTTTTACGTATTAGTTGGTTAGTTTGCATAGCTTCTCTTTCCTAGAAGAGTGCTGGTTCAGCACAAATCTAGGGAGCAGGCCGGCCACTGTTACCTCTTGGTACTTTCCAAGTGCCATGAGTTTCATGCCTCGCACAGCGAAACAATCCTCTCAGTGCGCCTCTATTTTCAACACTTACTACTATCACTAGTTCCCGACTGCAATTGAATGCAGGAGGCGTTACTACCGACTTGAAAAGTCTGATACAACGGTTTGAGAATAGTTACCGATAAATAGGCACCTTATCACTTCGCGATTTGTACTTAATTAATTAAGTCAAGTCCAGAATTTCACTGGATACCAAAAAGGGTTAATAAGGCGGTAGTCCTACTTAGGGCACTTGTGCTCTATGTATTACATCTCGCTTTCCGGTCGGGCCACATCCCATTCAATGGGATCCTTAAGTTCTTAGTGAGAGGCTCTCGCCACTCACCCTTAAGGGCCTAGCTGATCCTCGGGAGTTTTACAACTTCCAAGGCACTCGGTTCCGGTCACCTTCGCAACTTCAGAGAAAGAGTGATCTACGTATTGCCCACCAACCCAAGAGTACAACTCAAGGGAATTATTGGTTGGGGTGCGCGCCCTGGTGGTCATTATGACCCACCAGAGTGTTCATAGCTGAAAAATCAAGGACAGTGAATCCCTCTTTGAGCCATATGGCAATATAGGAGGGACCTTCATCAAAATGCATGGTGATGGTGACCATGGTCAAATTAAAAAGCAATAGCACGCTATGACGACGTGCTGGCTCGTTAGAAGAAGTTCGGAAACGACCTCCTTCAAGCCTGCCAGTCTCAGACCCTACCCTGTTTAGGTAGGTGCCGGGGCCGTACTCGATAGTACGGCATAAGGGCGTAGAGGTGGATATCTCTTACGAGAGATCCTCGCCTGAACTG